GGCGTTATGACATGGGATGAAGCATATGGCGTATGAGTTAAAGGAATATCTCAAGGCTATCAATCAGACTAAAGAACCTCTGATGGATGGTGATGATGAAGATTGGGAACGAAAATATCCTCCGTTTATTGTCAACAAGTGTGTTGCTCCATTTGCTGATACCATCATGTTGGTGAATGAGATTAATCAACTACCAAATGTTGATAAGAAGATGCAGTTTGACTTTTTACTAAATAGTCTGAGGCCAAGGAAGAGATTTACTCCGTGGTTGAAGGCGACGAAATTAGAGAATCTAGAGTATGTTAAAGAGTTTTATGGATATAGTAATGCAAAGGCCAAGGCCGCTCTTGATGTATTGTCTGAGGATCAACTCGCCACCATAAGAAAAAGATTATATAAAGGTGGGAAAAATGGAAGAGATTAATTGGACACAGGAGATGATGCTAGAAGTCGGGTTGAAAGAACCTGATGACTTTCTGAAGGTAAGAGAGACTCTATCTCGTATTGGCGTTGCATCTCGTAAAGAAAAGAAACTGTATCAGTCATGTCATATTCTGCATAAGCAGGGTAGATACTACATTGTGCATTTCAAGGAACTATTTGCTCTTGATGGTAAGAACACAAATCTGACAATCAATGATATTTCTCGTAGGAATACGATTGCAAATTTGTTGAAGGATTGGGGTCTAATCGATGTTATTGGTGAACTTGGTGAGATGGCTCCTCTTAGTCAGATCAAGGTATTGTCATATTCTGAGAAGGGTGATTGGACACTAGAAACCAAATATAACATTGGAAAGAAAAAAGAAGGCTAATGGAAAAGTTCAAGTCATTCATCACTGAGGCAAAAGAAGAACCATACAAGTTATTGATTCTGTCTCATGATGACCCGTTTGACCCAAATGAAACTGGACCAATGGTTCGCAAGAAAGCATCTGAGTTAGGTATTGAAGTGTACCTTGCTGAGTTTTCTGGAATGTACATGGAAGACAAGGGTAAGGACCAATTGGTATATTCTTTTCCTGTGGATGATGATGGTAAGGTAGAACTGCCCGGTATGAAAGATGATGCTGAGTATGATAAACCATTTCGCATAAATCCTGAGAATACACTGGTTATGGCCAGAGGTATTGGTTCTACTGTTAAGACAGGTAATCTGTCTTGGCGAGTTGCTTGTCTCAATCTGGAGAGTCAGGGTTACACTCTTATAAATCCTGTTATATGTCATGACATTTGTAATGACAAATGGNACAACCAGATTGTGTTTCAACAAAATGATATTCGTACACCAAACACAGTTCTAGTTCGCCATTCAGAAGGTGCTGAGGATGCAGCAGAAAGATTGGGTAATAAGTTCCCGATGATTCTCAAGACCGCTGTTGGGTCACGGGGTGTTGGTGTTATCTGGATTGAAAGTCTAAAAGCACTTCATAGTGTTATTCAGTTGCTTCACAGGGAAGATGAATATGTTGATATTCTTCTTCAAGAATATATAAAGACAGATTATGATGTTCGTGTTATTATTGCAGCTGGTGAAATTCTAGGTGCAATCAAAAGACCTGTCGTTGGAGATGACTTTAGAAGCAACGTCTCACAGGGATCAGAACCACAAGCACATAAATTGACAGAACGTGAAGCACAGGAGTCTTTACGAGCAGCAGAATCAGTTCAAGGTCAGGTTGTTGGTGTTGATTTTATTCCTGCAAAGAATAGAGACAAGGAAAGTCCATATTTTATCGAAGTCAACTCTACTCCCGGCCTGATGGGAATAGAGGCAGTACTTTCGAAGTCTGCTGCAAAACCACTCATCAAAGGTCAGGACCGTAGCATCACTAAAGAAATTTTGAAGATGTATATGAATCGTGACAACTGGACCCTTGACAAATCTACGGAAACCTGATATAGTCTTTATATGAACTTTTACACAAACGTATTGCAATACGGTAACTCCATTCTTGTTCGTGAAGTCAGGAATGGAGAACGCACGACTCGCAGAGTTAAATATGAACCTACGCTGTTCGATCTGGTCAATACCCGTGAGGAGACTGGCTACAAAACTCTGGATGGTCGGAGTGTAAAACCACACCATTTTGATTCAATCAAGGAAGCCAAACAGTGGGTATCTGATCGTGAGAACCAAAAAGACATTATGTTTGGTAACACACAGTATCCTTATTGCTGGATTGCTGATGAGTATCCTAAACAGATTGATTGGGACTTGGACCAGATGCTCATGGTCACCATCGATATTGAGGTGGAGTGTGAGAACGGTTTCCCCAAACCAGAAGATGCAGCAGAACCTATGCTGTCTATCACTCTCAAAAACCACCAGACTAAACGCATCGTTGTTTGGGGTATCGGTGAGTTCGTCACAGACCGTGATGATGTAACCTATGTGCAGTGTGAGAGTGAAGTACATCTGTTGAAAGAGTTCCTAGCATTCTGGGAACGACACACACCTGATATTATCACTGGTTGGAATACAGAGTTCTTTGATATTCCCTATCTCTGCAATCGTATTCGCAACGTATTTGATGAGGAAGAAGTCAAACGTCTGTCTCCGTGGAAGAACGTGTTTGCCCGTGATGTGTATCAGATGGGCCGTACTCACCAAGTCTATACTCTGGATGGTATCGCTGCGCTGGATTACTTTGATCTGTATCGTAAGTTCACATACACCAATCAGGAGTCCTATCGTCTGGACCACATTGCGTTTGTCGAACTAGGTGAACGCAAGGATGGCAATCCATACGAAACATTTCGTGAGTGGTACACTAAAGATTATCAGTCGTTCATCGAATACAACATTCAAGATGTGGAGATTGTTGACCGTCTTGAAGACAAGATGAAGCTGATTGAACTTGCATTGACGATGGCATATGAGGCAAAGGTCAACTTTACTGATGTGCTTGGCACTGTGAGGTATTGGGATATTCTTATCTACAATTATCTGCGCGAAAGAAACCTTGTGATTCCACAGAAAAAAGAACACAAGAAGGTAGATAAGTTTGAAGGTGCCTATGTGAAAGACCCACAGGTAGGTATGCACAAATGGGTTATGTCGTTTGACTTGAATTCTCTGTATCCCCATCTTATCATGCAGTACAACATCTCACCTGAGACACTAGTAAACAAGGACGCCGAACTTGTTGAGGGTATGGTGGATAAGATGTTGGCAGGCAAGGTAAAGAACGATACAGAGTATTGCATGACGCCCAACGGTGCATTCTTTCGCAAAGACAAACGTGGGTTTCTACCAGAATTAATGGAGGGCATGTATAATGATCGTGTCAAATATAAAAGACGTATGCTCGAGGCTCAACAAGAGTATGAAAACACTGGGAAGAAGTCTCTACTCAAAGACATTGCCCGATACAACAACATCCAAATGGCGAAGAAGATTTCTCTCAACAGCGCATATGGTGCTATTGGTAACAATTGGTTTCGTTATTTTGATTTGCTGGTTGCCACTGCAATTACTTCATCTGGTCAGTTGTCTATTCGGTGGGTTGAGAAAAGTCTTAACATTTATCTTAACAAAATCTTGGAAACGAAGAACGTGGATTACGTTATTGCTTCGGATACAGACAGCGTATACATCACTTTTGACGGGTTGGTTAGTAAGGTGTTTAAAGAGGGAACAGACACTAACACTATTGTCAATTTCTTGGACAAGGTTGCAAAAGAGAAGTTGGAACCTTTTATTGATAAGTCTTATCAGGCTCTTGCTAAAGTAACCAACGCATACGAACAGAAGATGGAGATGGGCCGCGAGGCAATTGCTAACAAGGGTGTGTGGACTGCAAAGAAACGCTACATTCTAAACCTGTATGATATGGAAGGTGTGCGATACAAGGAACCCAAACTCAAAATCATGGGCATCGAAGCAGTCAAGTCTTCAACCCCTGCACCATGTCGCGAGAAGTTGAAGGAAGCATTGACAATCATCATGGGCGGTGATGAGAGAATGCTAAATACCTTTATACAAGAGTTTCGTGAGGAGTTCATGGCATTGCCACCAGAAGACATTGCATATCCACGTTCATGTAACGGTGTTACAAAGTTTCGTGGGACAGATCGATTGTTCCAGAAGGGAGCTCCTATCCATGTGAAGGGTGCTATTCTCTACAATCATCTTGTGAAGAAAGACAAACTTGATAACAAGTATCCCTTTATTCAAGAGGGTGACAAGATACGGTTTATTCATATGAAAGAACCAAACATCTATCAAGCATCTGCATTTTCTTTTATCACAAAATTACCAAGGGAACTTGACATTATGGACAAAATAGACTATGATACACAATTCACTAAGGCTTTCGTTGAACCACTTCGATTTATC